AAGAAACGGACTTGCAACCCCCGGTACACTTGCAGGCTTTAGTTGCTACAAGTCTACTGCATTAAATAGTACAGCAGGTACTGACCAAGTAACATTATCAGGTGTCGCTACAGACGCTTCTGAAAATGTTATCTTAGCAGGTCACATTTCTGCTGCAGCTACAGCGTCTCACATCGCTAAGACTGAAGTGGTACGTTCAACTGAATCATTCTCTGACGTTGTTAGAGGGTTACATGTTTTTGGAAGAAAAGTCCTTAGACCTGAAGCTCTTGTACGTGGCGTCATTGACTTTTCTTAATAGGGAGGATTAACTATGGCTACAATAGATAGAACTCCTAATGGAGGAACTGCAGGTCATCCTGCTAATGTCGCAAGACCTTACGTGATGACATCTAAAGTTCACGACACTGCAGATGGTGGTGCAGGAGGTGATGTCATTCAATTGATTGATGTTCCTGCTGATACTATGATCGTTGCAGGTGTTCTTGAAGTTTTAGAAGCTAGAGGTAACACAGACATCACTCTAGATATAGGTATTACAGGTGGCGATGTGGACTGTTTTGTTGACGGTTCAGTATTAGCCGCAGGTTTTACACCTTTTCTAGAAGCTGCTGTAGGTGCTTCAGGAGCTAGTGCTAGAGTACTAACTTCAGCAGACACAATCGATGCGTTAATCATCGATGGTGGATCAACAGGTGAAAGTGCTGCCAGATTTAGAATACACGTTGTTCTAGCTGACATCTCTGTAAACCCTGTCGAAACTGCTACAGTTTCTACTGGAACATAATATGGTCTGGGGTGGGCAACCACCCCTTACTTTTCTAAGGGGGTAAATGTCATATATGTGAGGGTAACATATGTCATACCTAATAAGTAACATACCACACTTTAAGTGTTGGGTACGAAAAGAATTTACACATAACCATCAAATGTATCACGGTGAATATTTACACGCACTGGCAATAGCCGTGAACACAGTGCCAGATAGATGTCTTAGCTTTCAAGTTGTATTTACAGGATGTGAAAGTGATGACGATGAAAACGAACAAAACGTACACGGTGGTGCAATGTGGGCAAGGATGCCGATAACAGCACTCGTTGCTGATATACCGTACGAAGAGTGGCCGCAGAAAATGCCAACGCATTTGGCTCAACCGTGGGATTGCAGTTCACATCATCATTCGGTAATGAAGTTAGATAGAGTTAGTTCTTCTCCGTGGATTTGCAAGATAGACGGAGAGTTTCACAAAGGACAATATCTGTTTACTGTAGACTACACAGAAAGTGACATAGCAGATGATCCTGCACAACATAAACAAAGTCACGTACTACAGTTAATAGACGCAGGAGATTGGACAGGTAACATCGTTGCCCTACCAAACAACAGAGTCAGAGCAACAAGTCCTGCACTCTGGGAGACTGGCGAAGGACCTCCAGACTTTAGACCTAGCCAGTATATACACAATGCAGAGATTCACGAAACTTATCTTGATCCTGCAATAACGTTTGATAACTTATATTCGGAGAATGACTAATGATGGGCAAGAAGAAAATGATGATGGGTGGTGGCAAAGCTAAAAAGATGATGAAAGGTGGCGGCAAAACCAAAAAGTACATGGCTAAAGGTGGAGCTATGGGTGGCATGAAAAAACCAACTATGATGTCAAAAGGTGGCAAAGCAGGTGGTAAGATGACTTTAGCTTCTGTAAGATCTGCTGCTAAGAAAATGGGATACAAGCTAGTAAAGGCTTAGTCAATGACCAAGAAACGTGGGAGCATGAAAGGGTACACCATCAAGAGTGGTGACAAACGACCCACCAAGTCTGGTGCAGGGATGACCAAGAAAGGTGTTGCAAAATACCGTAAAGAGAATCCCGGAAGTAAGCTCAAGACTGCTGTAACAGGCAAGGTCAAACCCGGAAGTAAAGATGCAAAGAGACGTAAGTCCTTTTGTGCCAGATCTGCAGGGCAAATGAAAAAGTTCCCCAAAGCTGCTAAAAATCCAAATAGCAGACTACGACAAGCAAGGAGACGATGGAAATGTTAACTGAAATTAATTTTATAATGTTTAAGTTTTTTAATAAAATCAGTAATAATTTTTATAGACGCTATGTAAATATGCTACATAAGTCTCAAGGGAGAATCTAGTGTTATCGGCTCTTATAGGACCTATCAGTAGTCTCGCAGGCACTTGGTTTGAAAACAAACTTGCAAAGACAAAGGCAGACGGACAGGCTAAAGTTGCAGAAGCTAAAGCAAGAGCAACTGTTGCAGAGAAAGTAGCTACAGGTGAAGTAGCTTGGGAAGGCAAAATGGCAGATGCCACAGTAGATTCGTGGAAAGACGAATTTGCTTTGGTTGTACTACTTTTACCTGCCATACTTGTGTTCATTCCCGGAATGAGAGACTATGTAAAGGAAGGGTTTCAGATATTGGCAACGTTACCTGATTGGTATCAATACCTATTGTATATAGCCATATCTGCATCATTTGGAATTAAAGGGGTAGGTCAAGCAGCAAAAATGTTGAAAAAAGGAAAATAACATGGCAGCAAAAAAAGGTGGCTCTAAGCCAAAAAATCCATCATTATACGCTAGAGTAAAAGCAGAAGCAAAACGTAAGTTCAAGGTCTATCCAAGTGCATATGCAAACGCATGGCTTGTGCGTACTTACAAGAAGCGTGGTGGCACTTACTAATGAGTCTAACCAAGTGGTTTAAAGAGGATTGGCGTGATGTCAAGACTGGCAAGAAGTGTGGTCGGTCTGGCAAAGAAAAGAAAACACGACCTTATCCTGCGTGTAGACCCAAAGCCGTTGCAGGTAAGATAAGCAAAAAAGAAGCAAGTAAAAAGACAGGACCTAAAGCAATAAAGTGGTCAGTTACTGCATCAGGTAGACGAAGAAAGAAAGCTGCAGAAGGTGGTAGGATACATAGAGGTAGAAAGGTAGAGATTGCATGAATGATAAAAAATATTCTAATCAACCTAGAAAACCTCAATTTGGAGCTTACTTAAATTTAAATCAAGGCAAAAGAAAAAAAGTGTCAGGTAGTTTATATTATGAAGGCACAAAAACAGAAAGTGAAATAAAACCAAATAAAGACGTTACTGTTAAAGAAAGAAGTAAAACAAAAGCATTAAGGGGTAATTTAAGTTTTGATTTAAAACCACTAAGAGCCACAGTATTTGGAAGCACTGCAACAACAAAGGGGTTGTTTCAAGAAAAAGTACCATTTGGAACATACGAAGGAACATGGAAAAGCATAGAAAATAATATTGGTGGTGCGTTGGGTTATCAGGTTGATGAGAATAACAGAGTCGGAATACAACTTAACAAAACATTTTTTGAAAATCAAAAAGGTAGTGCAAACGAAGTTAATTTAAATTACTCTATAAGAGATTTAGGTGGAGGAGATCTTGTTGTTTCTTTAACAGGCAAAGATCCGTTTAGTGGTAAAAAAACGAAAGCAATGAATTTACAATACAGAGTGGATTTTTAAGATGAAGTATGACGCAGATGAATTTGTAGAAATGGTTGCCAAGCATGAAGGTGTGGTGCTTGAACCGTATAGAGACATCTTAGGTATAAGCACGATCGGCATAGGTAGAAACTTAGAAGATGGTGGCATCACAGATGTTGAGTTAAACTACATAGGTAAGACACTTGAAGATATACTTAAAGTAGGTCTTACACGAGAAGAAGCATACTATCTGTGTAGAAACGATATAAGCAATGTAGAAAAAGAATTACTCGAAAGAAAACCTGTTGTAAATCAACTTGATTCTGTACGACAGATGTGCCTTGTAGATATGGGATTTAATATGGGTGTTCCTCGTCTTATGAAATTTGTTAAGATGTGGGGAGCTATAGAGGTGGGTGATTTCTACGAAGCAAGTCAGCAGATGCTTGATTCACGTTGGGCAACGCAGGTTGGAAAACGTAGTGAGGGTTTAGCAGAAATGATGAAGTTGGGGTATGAGTTTTATGGCAGGTAAAAAACGATGCGAGACTTGCGAATGTTACGATTGCGATTGCGAGGAATGTTCATGCGATTGCCATCACAATGATAGAGTTTCTCCTGATCTTCATGATCGACACGAGAGTGATAAACCAGACACAAAGATTTAAAAGTATAGATGAATGTCTTTACTTTGCAGAACGTTTAACTAAACAATCAACAATACCATATAAGGATGGCAATAGAAAAATAACGGCTTATTGTAAGCCAGTAAATAAGTAAGGGGAATACTATGTTAGCAGAACTTGCAGCGGCAAACGCTGCTTTTTCGGTGATCAAACAATTTGTATCCAACGGAAAAGAACTTTCAGGTTGTGCTAAACAGATCAGTGATTTTGTATTTGCAAAAGAACAAATTGAAAAGAAAGCAAGTAGCAAACAGGGTGCAAGTGGTGATCTAGAAGAGTTCATGGCTCTTGAGCAAATAAAAGAAAAAGAAGAAGAACTCAAGAAGATCATGATATATTTAGGTAGACCGGGATTGTGGCAAGATTGGCAAGCCTTTCAAGGTGAAGCACGTAAATCTAGACGCTACGCAGAAAAGGTAAAAGCCAAAAGACGTGAAGAGATATTTGAATACATCACATATACCATAGTATTTCTTATGATAGTAGGCTTTGTTTGTTTATTAGCTGCTGTATATATAAATCATAAATAGATTGACATTTAAGCAGTCTATCTGTATAATCCTAAAAAGGAGTACCCCATGAAGAAATTAGCCGCACAAGCATTAGCTTTCCAATATCAACTACAAATTGAAAACGCACAAACCGTATTAAACAACAGTAACGCTGCGTTAAATCTGATTGATAAATCTTTGCACGATATCATAACTGCCAATGAGAAACTAAAAACATTAAATACTATGATGTCTAGTGCTATCAAAGAAATAAAAGAAGAAGAAAAAGCTTCATAGTGGCTAAGAAAAAAGACCCTAAAGTAGGCACAGGTAAGAAACCTAAAGGTAGTGACAGACGTTTATACACGGATGAGAATCCTAAAGATACGGTTAGAATCAAATTTGCTACTCCGTCTGATGCCAGAGCAACGGTTGCGAAAGTTAAAAGAATCAATAAACCGTATGCGAGAAAGATACAAATTCTTACAGTCATGGAACAACGTGCAAAAGTAATGGGTAAAACGGAAGTTGTTGCAATAGCAAAGCGAGCCAAAGAGCAATTAAAGAAGGCACGTAAAAGTGGGTAACTACAGAATAATTAAATTAAAAAAAAAATTTACGTTTACTAATACCTGTTGATACCAAACCTTACAAACTACTGACTCCTGAAGAAGTAGTGGATATCAACAAAAAGCTAAATAGTCCGTTACGCAAAGCTCAAAAAAGACGACACTATTTAGAAATTAAAAAAGTTCAAGAGAAACTTAAACATGGCAAGCAGTTATCTAGTATTAATCAACAACGTACTAAGAGATCTAAACGAAGTAGAACTAACAAGTAGCACGTTTAGTTCATCACGTGGTATACAAACTGCTGTAAAAGATTACGTTAATCGTGGTATAGACGATATAATAAATGCAGATACTGAATGGCCCTTTACGGTTGTTAACAAAAGTTTTACAACTACTGCAGGCACACGTCTTTACACTAGATCTGCACTAAGCACAACAAACACAAAAACAGTAGACTTTGACAGTTTTACATTTCTTGAAGCTGCAGACAAAAAAGAAATTACACTTGAGTATATAACTTACAGTGAATATCTTGACAACTATCACGAAAGAGATACAGACCCAACAGGTAATTCACGAGCGATACCACAATTCGTTTACGAAGATCCACAAAACAATATAGGCTTATCTCCTGTTCCTGACAAAGCAACATACACTGTAAAGTATTATTATTATGCTACACACACAGCATTAAGTGCATCAACAGATGAGTCACTTATACCAACTCGATTTGAAAACGTAATAATAGAAAGAGCAAAGTATTATGCGTTTACTTTGCGTGGTGATGTACAAAATGCACAACTTGCACAGATGCAATTTGACAAATCAATTAAACGTATGCGTGTAGAACTGATTAACAAACAACTGTATATGAGAGCCGTATGATTTTAAAAGGCATACAATATGCACTTGGCTCTAAGTCTGCAGGAGAAGGATCAGAACTCACAGAGTATGATAAACGTATGTATATGTTAAATAAAGAACACAAACCCATAAAAGGGTACAAGGAATTTAAAAAAATGTATCAAAAAAATTCTAAAAGTCGTAAAGTTATGGGAGATATTACTTAATGCCAGAGCTAAGTCAGACAGGTGCGTTTCCGTTTGTATGTGAAGGTGGGTTAGTTCTTAACCAATCTACATTTATAATGAAACCCGGTCAAGCACTTGAGCTTCTTAACTTTGAGCCTGACATTGAGGGTGGCTACAGAAGAATAAGTGGTTTTAGCAAATACGTTACAGCAATTGTGCCACAAACAAGTGCATCAAGCGAAGAGGTGCTTATGGTTGCAACATTCGGATCAAGTGTTGTTGCAGCAAGAGGTGAAAAGATATTTACTGCCACTCCCGGTGGTTCAAGTTGGACAGAACGTGATACTGGTAGAACAAGTGCAGGAGCTTATACATTCCAAAGATTTAACTTTGATGGCAACGACAAGTTAATTGTTGCAGATGGTGCAAACGCACCGACAGTGTTTAACACATCTTTTAGTGCAACAGATGTAAGTGAAAGTTCTGTATCTGGTGCAAAGTTTGTGACTGCATTTAAAGATCACATGTTTTATGCAGGTAAGTCAAGCACACCACAAGAGGTTGTATTTAGTCAGCCGTTTGACGAAGATGCTTTTAGTGGTGGATCTGGTGCAGGTAGCATTAAAGTTGACGATACTATAACAGGACTTAAAGTATTCCGTGATAACTTGTTTATATTTTGTGAAAACAGAATATTCCAACTTACAGGATCGTCATTATCTGATTTTGCAGTTAAGCCTGTAACAAGAAATATAGGCTGTGTAAACGGACAGACCATACAAGAATTTGCAGGTGACCTTATATTCTTAGGTCCTGACGGATTACGTACCATTGCAGGTACTGCAAGAATTGGTGACGTTGAATTGGGTACAATAAGTTCTAACGTGCAAAGTTTGTTTGATGCTAACTTAGCTGACTCTGGTAGTTTTACTTCTATAGTTATACCAAATAAAACACAATACAGAATATTTTTTACAAAAAGTGGTCAGGGTGAAAATCTAACTGAAGGTGTTATTTGTGTTCTTAGAGGACAACAATTTGAATTTGCAGAGATAAAAGGTATCCGACCAACATCTACTGACACATTTGTATCTTCAGGAAACGTAATAGCTATACACGGATCTGGTGATGGGTTTATATACAGACAAGAGTCAGGTAACGATTTTGATGGCACAGCAATAAATGGAAGATATCGTAGTCCAGACTTAACAATGAACGATCCGGGCATACGTAAAAATATGCAAAGAGTAATAGTGAACTTTGCTCCTGAATCATCAATTGATGCAGATCTATTTGTTAGATACGATTATGAAAGTAAAGACTCAGCACGACCTGCAGCCTACGAATTAGATTCAGGAGACATAGCAGCCATATACGGAACAAGTACATACGGAACAAGTTCATCTGTAGTGGGAACGTACGGTGGTGCATCACAACCTCTTGTAAGACAACCAGTAGAGGGATCTGGATTTGCAGTGGCACTACGAGTGAATGATGGGGGAACAACTGCACCTTATTCGTTAAAAGGATTTCAATTAGAATACCAACTAGGAGCAAGAAGATAAATGGGAGCTACGTATACACGACAATCTTCTTACACTGACGGAGACGTTATAACTTCGGCTCATACCAATGATGAGTTCAATCAGTTATTAGCAGCCTTCCAAGCAAGTACAGGACACACTCACGATGGCACAGCCAACGAAGGTGGACCTATTACAAAGCTTTTGGGCAACACGCTTACGTTTGGTGCAGGAACTGCAGGTACAGATATAACAGTTACATTCGATGGTGAAACCAACGATGGTGTCCTTAAATGGATGGAAGATGAGGATTATTTTGAATTTAGTGACGACATACTTATTGCTTCTACAGAGAAGTTACAATTCAGAGATACAGCTATATACATCAATTCGAGTGCCGATGGACAACTCGACCTCGTAGCCGATACAGAGATACAGATTGCAGCCACAACCATTGATATAAATGGTAATGCAGATGTATCAGGCACACTTACATATGGTAGTTTATCTGACGGTGCAATAACTATTACAGCATTTGTTGATGAAGATAATATGGCTTCTAACAGTGCTACTCTTGTGCCTACACAACAATCTGTAAAAGCTTACGTTGATACCCAGTTGACTGCTGAAGATTTAGACTTTCAAGCTGATAGTGGTGGTGCGTTAAGCATTGACCTAGACAGTGAAACTTTAACATTTACAGGTGGTACAGGTATAGACACATCTGGTAGTGGCAATGCTGTTACCTTTGCAATAGACTCCACTGTGACTACATTAGCAGGTTCACAAACACTCACAAATAAAACATTAACAAGTGCTGTACTAAACGGAACAATATCAGGTACATCGATTAAAGATGAAGATGATATGACTTCTAATTCAGCAAGTCACTTAGCCACTCAACAATCAATCAAAGCTTACGTTGATACACAGATAACTGCAGAGGACTTGGACTTTCAAGCTGATAGTGGTGGTGCATTAAATATTGACCTTGATAGTGAGACACTTACATTTACAGGTGGCACAGGTATTGACACAAGTGGTAGTGGTAACGCTGTTACTTTTGCAATAGATTCTACTGTAGCTACGTTATCAGGTTCACAAACACTTACTAACAAAACTTTAACAACGCCCATAGCAAATGCAGGTGTTCAGTTAAAAAATGGTGCGACCAGTGCAGGATTTTTAGAGTTTTTTGAAGATAGTGATAATGGTACAAATAAGGTAACACTTATAGGTCCTGCATCAACTGGTGATGTGACGGTTACATTGCCGTCAACAGCAGGAACTGTTGCACTAATCAGTGATATAGCTGTCACTGCTTCTAGCACTACTACGTTTACAAATAAATCAATAGATTCTGATAACAATACCATTACTAATATTGTGAACGCTGATATTAAATCTAGTGCTGCAATAGCAGATACTAAATTAGATACTATATCTACTGCAGGTAAAGTAGCACTGACTGCATTAGAAATAGACGGTGCATCAGACATAGGTGCTGACTTAACAACCTCTGATCTCATTGTTGTAGATGACGGTGCAGGAGGAACAAACAGAAAAGCTGCTCTTTCAAGAGTAGTAACATTGATGTCGGCTCAAGGATTCAGCACAGATGATCCGACAGCATTAGCTATAGCGTTAGGATAATAACATGGCAAATACATTTAAAGTGGTCACATTCGCTGCCGAGCCAAATGCTGCAGGAAGTCCGTATACAATATACACAACTCCGGGTAGTACAACTACAGTGGTGATTGGACTTATACTTACAAACATACATACATCTCAAGTAACCACAGAAGTAGAGCTTGTATCCACTACATCAGGTGGTGGTAGAGCAGCAACCAACGGAACATCGTTCTTAGTCAAAGATGCACCAATACCTGTAGGGTCTTCACTAGAACTGTTGACAGGTGGTAAGGTTATACTTGAGACAGGAGACTTACTAAGAGTAGACTGCTCCGTAGCAGATAAACTAAGTGGCACACTAAGTATCATGGAGATAACATAATATGGCATACATTGGCAACAACGTACCTGCTAACTTCCAAGCTCCACCTGCAGTCGTAAGATTCAATGGTGATAATTCTGATACAACTTTTGATTTAGGAAGAACAATAGGTTCAGTGCAAGAGATACTCGTAAGTGTTGATGGTGTTGTCCAAGATAGTGCAGCTTACACTGTACCTGATGGCTCAACATTGACATTCTCGGCTGCACCTTCAAGTGGCACAAACAATATCTTTGTGTACTTTCTTGAGTTGGCTGCAGGAACAATTACACCTACAAGTGAGTTCAAGGGTAACTTCAAGAATGGTGGCATGTTCAGAACAAACGCACAAGCCTTAGATACAAACATAACAATACTTGCCACAGAAAATGCACAGGTAACAGGAACACTTACTGTAAACAGTGGGATTACATTGACTGTTAATGATGGTGGAAGGTTGGTGGTATCGTGAGTACAATTAAAGTAGATACAGTTCAAAGCAGTGGTGGTGGTGCAGTTACTCTTACTAAGCAAAGTGCAGCTAAAATGGTTATAAATTATGACCAAATAGCAGATACAGTTAGGTCTTCATTAAATGTATCTTCTGTATCTGACAATAGTACAGGTGACTTTACAATAACATTTACATCATCCAAAACTGACATTAATTACTCCCCATCTTCATCATCTCTTGCTCAAGCAACTAGTGATAGAATTGGTAACTTTGTTGGTATAAGAGTTACATCTGGTTCAACACCTAATGCAAGGTCTGTTGGGTTATTTACAGGCAGCTTAAGAATTAATAGTGGTTATGGAGCTAGTGCTAGTGGAGCAGGAAATGAAGCAGATGCTGATGCAAACTGTGTACAAACATTTGGAGACTTAGCATGAGTACAGTAATATTAGACACAATCACAGGCAAGTCCACTGCAACAACCATAACCATTGGCTCAACACCTGTAGTTAGTGCAAGTGCAAACTCTATGACTATTAGAGGTGAGGGTAGTAATCAGACAAGTATTCAGCAAGGGTTGGCTAAGTCGTGGGTGAATTTTGATGGCTCAGAAAGTCCTTTAACAAACAGAGATAGTTTTAATGTAAGTTCCTTAGTTGATAATGGTACAGGAAACTATGACCAAGTATTTACAACTAATATGGGTAGTGGCAATTATTCACCAAGTGGAGCAGGTGCAGATACTCAACCTATATCAAGTAATAGAGATAGAAATTTTCAAATTACAGCAGAAAATACAGCACAAACAAATATAAACTTTTTTCTATCAGGTCAACAAGATATGAACCATGTTCATGGTCAAGTATTTGGAGATTTAGCATAATGGCAAACGGAACAATAGCATTTGATACATTATCAACAAGTGATTCAAAAGGTAGTGGCACAGAGAAATCTGTTGATACAAGTTATATTTATAATGGTGTTGCTAAATATTTAGTTCATTATAACCAAGCTACTCCTGCTGTTTTAAAAAGTTTAAATAGTAGTTCTGTTTCAGATGATTCAACAGGTCATTTTACAATTAACTATACGAGCAATTTTAGTGATGCCTTATATCTGTTAAATAGTGGACACCATGAAAACACAGATGATGCAGATTCAGATAGAGGGGGTCATTCTATAGGTTTTGAAAATGGACAAACAGAAACAACAGCATTGGCAAAAATAAATTATTTGTATGGAGCAAGTCAGAGTAGTGCATCTACGGATGTAGATACAATCTCAAGTCATACATTATATGGAGACCTCGCATGACAATAGAAACACCAGAATTTCAAGGCACACATCTTTGGGATAGATTGTGTTGGGCAAAAGAAAAACTTGAGCCTTACAGAACAGAATACTGTGTTGTATGGGAAGACCCAGAGACACCTGATGAACCTGCAAAGGTTACACATCCTGACCCTAATTGGATGGCTTGTGCGTTGCAAGGTGGCATATTACCACCTGTAGAAGCCTATTGGGAACTCAAGAAGGATGAAGAGAAGCCTGACTTCCAAAAGCACACAAGAGGTTACTTGTTACACAACACAAAGCCTATTGAAGCTATGACAGAAGAAAGAGCAATAGAATACTTAATTATGAAGGACCTACCAAAGCACGTATGGCAGAACTACGACAAAGCCAACAAGCCACGTATGGTCATTTGTACTAAGTCACAGTTACCAAGCACAAGAGTGTGGCGAAATGCTTGGAAGATTAATGAAGAGATAACCACACATAATGAAGAAGCTGCTTAAAAGGAGATACCAAAATGGCAACAACTAATATCGTAGACAAGGATGGAAACAGTATTGCTGCTTCAGATGCTACTGTTCCATCAGACAGACACTTCAGAAATGCTTGGTCATTATCAGGCACAACTATTACTGAAGATTTAACTGCATCAAAAGTTATATTCAAAGACAAGATTAGAGAAGCTAGAACACCTCTACTTGCTGCTGAAGATGTAGTCTATATGAAAGCATTAGAAGCAGGTGATACAGATGCTCAAGCTGCAAGTGTAGCAAAGAAGAAAGCTCTTAGAGATGCTCCTGCTGCAACTGCAATAGCAAATGCAGACACTATAGCTAAACTTAAAGCTGCTTGGGATACAAGCACATTGGGTGACAGTCCATACGCATAAGGAGTAAGTAATGGCTCTAACTAAAGTAAATAGAGGTGGTTTAAATACTGGAGTTTCTGATTCTAGTAATGCTACCTTTTTGACTGTGGACAGTTCTGAACAGGCAGTTATAAAATCTGAAGGTGGCTCTAATACAACTTCTGTACAGCAAGGGTTGTTAAAACATTTTGTTACAATACAAGGAACAGATACATTTGCTTCAATAGATAGTTTTAATCAATCTAGTGCAACAGACAACGGAACTGGAGACCATACTACTACTTATACTACTAACATGGATGAAGCAAGAGTTCCAAGAGCAGGGTATACTCATAATACAAGTAATGAGGGTAGTGGTGAAAATGCAGTTGCGTCAAGAGCAGGTAGTACAACGTGTGGAAGAGGTGCTACTGCTCCAACTACATCAGCATTTAGATTTAATGTTTACTTAGGCTCTAGTGCAGGTACAGATGGTGCTTTAGTAGATTTATCATATGTTTATATGATGACATCAGGAGGGTTATCATAATGGCATA